GGTTATAGTACATCTGAAGATTATAAAGATGTAATTTTTGAAGTTGCAAGTTCTAATTTTATTAATCATTTTAGTGATGAACTTTATGTTAAACATGAAATGTCAGAAATTGAAGAAATTATATGGCACTTATTAACTAAAAAATATGGTAATTACCTTATAAATCAATTTGACGGTAGAATCTGTGATGATGAATATTAATATGAACTTACAGGAACACATAAGAAAAATATTAAGTGAACCGGTTAATGAATCAACATTCTTTCGTAGAAGAGTTGATATGAGTACAATAGATAAAAAATTCTTTACAAATTTAAATATTGTTACCGATAAATATTTAAGAAAACATAATAATGGACAATATTGTAGTTTTAATGTGTTTAGAACTACTGTTATATCATATCTTATTGATGATTATCGTGATAATTTATCTGATAATGATTATGATAATTTCCCATATGATGAGGTTTATAATTTTCTTTTAAATCATTTTTATGACAAGATTAAAGATAGATATAACATTATGTTTGGTGCTGACCTACAAGAATCCATAAGAAAAGTATTAAAAGAAGAATACAAAATCCCATTAAATGTTAGGAGAAGATTGCATATATTAAGAAATATATTAGGATCTTCATTACGTAGTTCTTACCCTTGTGACTATGATGATTTAGATGAATTTATTGAGGATATTATAAGTGATGTAAATCAGTATTTTAAATGGATTGAAAAAAAGAAAGAAATGACATCTGAGGAAGCCGAATTAACTATCAGAGGTTATTTATTAGATGACATTAAAAAATACTATTTAGAAGAAATACAGAATTGTTAATATGACACTAAAGGAATCCATAAAGAAAGTATTATCTGAAGAAACATTAAAGGATAGTTTAACTGATATAATTAAGACTGATGGTATTGAACGTGCGGCAAAAACTGTGGGTGGTTTAACAAGGTTGGCAAAGATATTAGAACTTGATCTTGATGACGTAGATACTCAAGAAATGTTAGTTAAAAATTTTATTTACCATACTAAAATTGATCAGATTGATGTGTTATTTATTGAGGTTAGACCATCTGCTAGTGGAGGTAAGATTCTTACCATTAATTTAAAAACTGATGATACTGCGTCAAATGTAACAAGTTGGTATGTGCATGAGATATGTAATTATCTTAATAAAAAATTATTTCCTTTTAAAGTAAAACCAGCATGGCATCCTGTTTTCGGATTGAGTGGGTGTAAAATATTTTTAAATGCTGAGATAGTTGATGATGAAGAAAATGATGAGGAATTAATGGAATCTAAACAGAAAGGACCAAGAGAATTACCAAATGAATTAAAACGAAGATCGCAACGTTTAGATGATCTAATTGTAAAGGTAATAAAAGATATTGAATTATGTCAGTATAATACACCTGATGAGTTTATTTATGTAGTTGTGGACGAACTTATATGGGAGTTAAAAGATGATTACCACGGTGATCTTAATAAGTTAGATAAATTTGATGTAACACAATATGTATATGACTTCAAATACCGTGAGTTAGAAGATTATTTTCTTGAGAGTTGTCAATAAACATTAACTTACCCACTCCAAATTAAATAAAAATAATTAAAATTATGGATGTTTTGAATATACTTATTTTATGTAGATAATACATAAAAAAAAGACAATAAAAAAATGACAATTACAGAACAAAGATTACAAGAATTAACTAAGATTGCCCCAACAGTATCAGTCAAAATGGATATGGAGTGGTTGAGTTCAACAACAAACACCGCAGACTTTCAGATCCGATTAACAAACACTGGTACATCAGTAATTAAATTAAACGCTTTGATTATTCGTGGTGTTCATTCACCAAAGATAACGACAGGAACTATAACATGGAAGGCGTTAAATGATAATACTGATCCATCATGGTTAGGATGGCCTAAAAAAGGAACAACCAACTTACCATATATCTCAGGACAAAGGAAATTAAATTTCTCTTCAGCAACAAATATCTTCACCAATGAAACATCTCCTATCATACCAACGGGAACAGGAGTAGTAGTTGGAACCTTTAGGGTTTCAACAACAACAACATGGAACCCAAATAGCAACTTTGGTTTTGTGTGGGAAATGACAACAGGTGGAGTAGTTGGTTATGTAAATTTTGAAACACAGTCTTCAACTTCATTACTACCAGTTGGTTTTATGCATTACGGACCAACAACAAATACAAATATAGGTAAATGTTTAACAGTAACATCACCTAAAGAACAAATATTAAATAACAGTCCAAAGATATAATAAAATTATTTAAATAAATTAATGTAATCCTCCACTAACAATGGGGGATTTTTATTTATTAACATATTTATTAATATGAACCTACAAGAACAAATATCAAGAATACAATCAATGATGGGATTACTTGTTGAAGAAGAACAAGATAAATCTATTGTCCTTTTAGATGGGACATCATCGGCAGGTAAATCACATACCTTAAAACACCTGAAGGCAGTCCCATATTACGAAGCAAATGACCCGAATCAATGGGTCATTATCGGTACCGATGATTTTAGTGGAACAGGAGATGGTGACGGTAGAGAGGGTGAAGAAAGAAGATTAAAATTAGACCATCAAAATATAAGACAATGGGCAAAGGAAAATGGGGATGCGGGTATAGTATCAGGGCAATATCGTAAAGATGGTAAAGATGTGCCTGAGAATCCATATGAAGACCAATATATAAAAGGAACTGACCCAAGATTGTGGTATGTTGCACAAGAAATTAAAACAGGTCCTTGGAAAAAGATAGCAATTGATGATATTGGTAAAGGAATATTACAATACTTACCTGGTGTTAATTTAAAATACATTCTATTACATACTCCATTATATGTTCTTTTAAAGAATGTTTATGAAAGAAACGAGAGAGCAAAAAACGACCCTAATTTTAAAAACGATGACAGGGACGTTAAGATGGTGTTAGACCAATACTCTGAAAAGTATGAAGCAACACAATCTAAACCTGACATTAATGAAGGAGACCCAACAACAGTATTAACTAAAGGTGGGTTAACGGACTTACTTCAAAAAAATGGTATGAGTGATGAACATATAGATGAGTTTTTAAATAGTATTAATTTAACTGAAGATGGTGACTATTATATTAAGGTTAGGGATTCATATATGACACCTGAAACACAATTAGTAAATGTTGATAGTGAGAGAACTGTTTACCTAAAAAATATTGATAACGCATTAAAATGAACCTACAAGAAAACATACAAAGGATTAGAGAAATGATGGGGGTTATATCTGAAAAGTTAGAAGATATACAAGGAACACCATTATATCATAAAACCTCAACTGAAACTGGAATTAAAATAATAAATTCGGATTCTCTTATCGGAACCAAACCTTCTGATGAATATCTTAATATAGATAAAAGATTGGCTGACACAGAAAAACAAAGTGCGATATCACTCACACGAGAAAAAAATTGGAAGCCCGATCAATCAATAGGTAAAGGGTCAGGTGAAAGCATTTCAAATGATGACATGGTATTTGTTCTTGATAAATCAAGATTAGAAACAAAGTATGAAGTAGAACCATTTAATTATTATGGTTTAGACCCTAACGATACTGGAACAAGTAAAGGTGGTGAGTTTGAGGAAAGAGTATTAACCAATAGAATTCATCCACTTCATAGGTATCTTGTTGATATAATATACAAAGGAAGTGATCCTGAAATACAAGTAATAATTGATAATTATTTAAATAGATGAACCTACAAGAGAACATACAAAGGATTAGAGAAATGATGGGGGTTGACGAATCTTTTTTAGATTGGTTTAAATCATCCGACAGTAATAATGACGATGAGGATTTTTTAAAATCTGAAGAAGAAAGATTTACTTGTTCCGATTGCGGAGAAAAAGATTATAGTATGTACATGGTTAATGATGAGATATGGGACGAACATGGTAATGATAAATTAACTTTATGTAAGAGTTGTTTAGAAAAAAGAATGGGAAGGAAATTAACCAAAAAAGATATTTCACAACATAAAGATGCGTTAGTTAATATACATAATCCTGAAATGAAAGATTTAGAATATTAATATGAACCTACAGGAACACATAAGAAGAATATTAAGGGAAGAAACTGAAGTTATTCCAACGTTTATGTTGAGAAGAATTAATGAGTATGTTAATAATGTTTTATTAGCTTATGGTAACCACAATTTACAAGGTAATTTTAAAAATCTTATTGATGAAATTTCCGATGTAATAATAAATGATTTATTGTCGGATTATATTGATAGTATTGGTTATACTGTAGATGATGAGGATGATAAATATGATCAGTCAGTTGTTGATAAGGTATATGACACATATTATAATCTATTGGCGGAGCACATTCAAGGAAATTATTCTGATGAAATTTACAAGTTATATCGTAAAAATAAGTAAATTGATGATTATATAATATGAACCTACAAGAAAACATACAAAGGATTAGATCCATGATGAATCTGAATGAGTCAGATAAAAATAAGATTTGGTTATTAAGAAGACTGGAAACCCAAGATATAAAAGATTACCTAAATGAACAAATTGATAGTTTAACCGATCAAATTAGTCCTTGTGGTTATAGTACATCTGAAGATTATAAAGATGTAATTTTTGAAGTTGCAAGTTCTAA